CGGCGGCTGGCCCGTCTGTAGCGGTTCAGTCCACGGCACCTACAGGGTATGAGGGCCAGTTGTGGTTGGATGACACTGATGGTTCGATGTATGTGTATTACACGGACCCTGGTGGGGGTGCTTCGTCGTGGATTGGTGCGGTGTCGCGGTCTGGCGGTATTTTGCAGGTTGTGTCTACAACTAAGACGGATACTTTCACGATGTCAAGTTCGACATTTGCAGATATTACTGGCTTGAGTGCTTCCATTACTCCACGCTCTACAAGCTCCAAGATTTATGTTTCTGCCTCTGTTGTGGCTCAGCAGGATGTTGGAGTAAACAATGGTTTTCTTAGATTAGCTCTCGATGGCACTGCAATTGCTGTTGGCGATTCGGCAGGGAGCAGGGTGCCAGTTACTGCTCCGATTGACGGCTCAGCAACCGATGTGGTGCCGTCGTCGCACAGTTTAAGTTTTTTGGACAGCCCATCTAGCACTAGCGCACTTACTTACAAGGTTCAAATTGCGAACAATAATAGCGGCTCAGTTTTTGTCAATCGGGCTGATTCTGATACCGATTCTAGCGCCAGGGGCCGGTATGTTTCGACTATTACTCTTATGGAGATTGCAGGCTAATGGATATTGCACAGATTCTTTCCAAGCGTTACCCAGGGTCCGAGTGGACTCTCAACGGTGATTCTTACAATGGGCTCACCTGGCTATCCGAGGACATTGCAAAACCCACCGCTGAAGAACTCCAAGCAAAGTGGGCTCAAGTACAGTTCGAGGTTGCTTACGCCACAGTGGAAGCTGACCGTCAAATCGCGTACCGTGAAACGGCTGACCCCGTGTTTTTTGAGTTTCAGCGTGGCGATATGACTGAGGCTGATTGGTTGGGTGCTGTGCAGGCTGTTAAGGATGCTCACCCGTATCCTGTGTTGGAGGATTTCCTGCCCCCTGAGCCTGAGCCCGAGTTGCCTGTCGAGGTTGTTGAAGCACCTGTAGAGGAGGTCTAGTCATGGCGTTAGATTTTCCTGACTCACCAAGCAACGGTGACAGATACGCTGGCTTTACTTGGAACGCAACGGATGGTGTTTGGCGTGTCACAAAAGAGTTAGTGACAGGCTCGCCATCTGCTACTGGTGGTACTGAGGTTATTGCTGGTGGCTACAAGTATCACACTTTTCTTTCTAGTGGCACTTTTACAGTTACCGATGGTGGCGACTGTGAGGTGCTACTGGTCGGCGGTGGCGGTGGGGGTGGCACTGGGACTGGTGGCAATGAAGGTGGTGGCGGTGGTGGAGCCGGTGGGCTGATATTCCAAACCGTTACCCTGACAGCGACAAACTATCCGATTGTTATTGGTCCTGGTGGGACAAGCGGAAATAACGGTACTGACACTACGGGATTCAGTCTTACTGCTACTGGTGGTGGGCGCGGTGGTAACGCTCCGGCTGGCTCAGGTGCAAATGGTGGATGTGGTGGTGGTGGCGCTGGTATCAACTCTGTGAACAATAACCGCTACGGGGGAACATCTACTCAGAGTCCTGGGTTTGGTAATGAGGGTGGGGCTTCTGGGAATGTGGATGCCGCGAATGAGAGCGCCGCCGGTGGCGGTGGGGCAGGCAGTATTGGTGGCGCTGGTGGTTCCCTGAAAAATCCTAGTGGTGGCGGTGATGGTGGTCCCGGTTTCTATCTTGGCGATTGGGCTTCTGCAACCTCTACTGGTGACTCTGGCTATTACGCTGGTGGCGGTGGTGGCGGTCAAAGAGGTTCTGGTTCGCGGGGTATCGGCGCTGTCGGCGGTGGCGGTAACGGTGCAAACGACACCGGCACTGGTAGCAACGGTCAGGCAAACACTGGTGGCGGTGGCGGTGGAGCCGGAGGTTCAACTGGTAGCAATGGTGGCACTGGTGGTTCGGGAATCGTAATAGTAAGGTATGCAATCTAATGGCACTTGATTTTCCTACTAGCCCTACAGACGGGCAAATCTACAACAACTATGTGTGGAACAACACACTAGGTGTGTGGAGGTTACTCTCTGACACTACTGTTACGGCTCTGATTAGTAATACGCCTACGGGGTCTTATACGGATGGTTACGATTACGAGTATGTGTCGTTTCTTACTTCGGGTACTTTGACGGTTACTCGTGGTGGGTTTTTTGATGCGCTCATTGTTGGTGGCGGTGGCGGTGGTGGAAACACTGGTGGTGGCGGTGGAGCCGGCGGGCATCTTTACCTAGAAAACGCTTACCTACCTATCGGGAATCATACTGTTGTTGTTGGTGCTGGTGGTCAGGGTGGCCCTGCTGGCGCTAGATATAGCGCAGGCAATAGTGGGACTTCCTCAAGTGTTGGGAGTCTTTATTTTGGGGTTGGCGGTGGCGCTGGTGCTGGGCTCAGTTCAGAAGAATCTGGACATAACGGCGGTTCTGGTGGCGGTGGCGCTAGTACGGGGTCCTCTGGTGGGTTAGGTGTTACGGGGCAAGGAAATGACGGCGGGGCTGGGGCTACCGATAACTATGTTGCGGGCGGTGGCGGGGGAGCTAGCGCGGTAGGCGGAAATTCGACAAGTAACCAAAGCGGTAACGGTGGTGCTGGGCTTGCTAACTCCATCACAGGCTCATCAGTCACTCGCGCTGGTGGCGGTGGGGGTGGGGGCTCAGGTCCCAGTCACGGTGACTCCCCGGGAACGGGTGGGACAGGCGGGGGCGGTAACGGCTCGACAACGGGCGTGGGTTCTGCTGGAACAGTAAATACTGGTGGTGGTGGCGGCGGCGGCGGTTTCCAGCTTGCTGGTGGCGATGGCGGTTCCGGTATTGTTATCGTAAGATGGCGGGCATAATGAAACTATCCAACCCGGCACCAGACCGCTCCATCACCTCACCCTACGGGCCAAGACGACACCCCATCACAGGACAACTCGCCAAAATGCACCACGGTGTCGACTTCGGAGGCACCTTCGACGTACTCGCAGCAGGCGACGGAATCATCCACCACGTTGGTTGGTCCCCCACAGGCGGAGGACACGTAGTCATCATCAAACACGCACCCACCGTATACACCGTGTACTACCACGGCAAAGAACGCACCCTACACAACAAAGGTGACCGTATCCGCCAAGGCGACAAAATATATGTATCCGGAAACACAGGTGCCTCCAACGGAAACCACTTACATTTCGAGCTAAGAAAATCACCAAAATGGGGAGATACTCAAGATCCCATGGCTTTTATTGGGCGTGAAGTAAGTGTCACACCTAAACCTGGGCCATTAAAAGTTGATGGTCGTATGGGTAAGAACACATGGGCTGTGTGGCAGGAAGCGTTGAAACGTGACTGGGGTTACGAAGGCATTGTTGACGGTAAACCCGGTAAATTAACTTATCTTGCTATTCAACGATCTGTAAACGCAGCGTTGGATGGTATTATTGGTCCTCAGACGCGGAAACGTGTACAGAAGCGTTTGAAGGATAACGACTTTTATCTTGGCCCGTTGGACGGTGTTTGGGGTAAAGGAACATACACGGCTCTGCAAAGAGCTTTGAATCAGAACAATTACTAGGAGTTATTATGGTTGATTATTTAAAGTATTCGTTAGAACGTGCAGTGAAGACCATTGCTCAGACCGCTGTGTCGGTTCTTTTGGCTTCCGAGGTGGCTGGTCTTATTGAGGTTTCGTGGCTTGATTTGGCTTCAGTGTCTGGTCTTGCTGGTGTTATTTCTTTGCTGACTTCGATTGCTAACTATAAGAAAGCTGCGGACGGTAAGTAACTCATCTAATGAAAAAGCCCCCTAAATGGGGGCTTTTTCTATTGGCAGCTATCGCAAAGTAGTGCTTCTGCTGGATCCATCGGACACGCATAACCGTCGATTACATCAATTTCGCTCATATTTTTCCTTTTATACGCTAAGCTATCCCCAACGAAAAGGACGCTTTTATGAAGATACTTTTATTAGACCTTGAAACATCACCAAACATGGCTTATGTGTGGGGTCTGTGGAATCAAAACATTTCTATAGGTCAAATGATTAGTTCCACTGAAGTTATCTGTTTTGGTGCTCGTTGGTACGGGCAACGTAAAGTACACTTTAGCTCAGTTCATCACGATGGCAAAACTGACATGCTTAAAGCTATACATGAGCTTTTAGATGAGGCTGATGCGGTGGTTGGTTGGAACAGTGCGGGCTTTGATGTGAAGCATTTGTACCGCGAATTTATTGAAAATGACATGCTTCCGCCGTCTCCGCATAAGGAGATTGATTTGATGCGTGTCGCTAAGCAGCGGTTTCGTTTTCCTTCTAACAAGTTGGATTATGTTGCCCAAAAGTTGGGTATGGGTGCGAAGGTTAAGCACAGCGGGTTTGAGTTGTGGATTAAATGTCTTGCGGGTGAGGATAAAGCTTGGCGTGAGATGAAGAAATACCAGATTCAGGATGTGAACCTTCTTGTCGGCTTGTACGAAAAGTTTTTGCCTTGGATTAAGAATCACCCAAACCGGGCCATTATTGATGGTAAACCTGAGGGGTGTGTCGCTTGCGGTTCTGAGCATTTGCAGTCGAGGGGTACGGAGACGACAGGTTCTGGTATGTTCCGTAGGTTCCAGTGTCAGGATTGTGGCAAGTGGCAGCGTGGTTCTAAAAGCGAGGCTACTAGTACAATGAGAGCTATTTAGGAGATAACTATGGCTATGTTGTCGGAGAATGAGTCTGGATCTTTTGGGGCTGACGAGAACCCGAAACCTCCTGCCCAAGCTGTGGAGGATTTTCATACAAATAGTGATGTGGATGCTCGTGCAGAGGCGCAGCATCACACTTTGGGTCCTAACCCTAACCAGGCTTCCCCCGGCGATCATACGCATGATGGTGGTGACTCTGCCCTGATTCTTGAGGGGGAGGTTATTAGTGGTTCTAGGGCTTCGGATGCGTGGCGTTTGTCGGTTAATGCTATTCTTGTTCGTCTTGGGGCCACGGATAACTCTACGGCCTGATGCCTGCTAAACAACGACAGCCTTCAGCGGCGGAGCTTTTGCAGCTTGCCGTTGCTGAGCTTGACCAGAGTATTCATCAGCCGAATATCCTTAATTATGGGGAGAAGGATTATCCGGAGCAGTTGCGGTTTCATAAATCTAATCAAAGAGGGCGTTTTATTTCTGGAGGTAACCGTGGAGGAAAAACCGACGCTGAAGTCGTTGAGTCTATATGGTGGGCTACAAATAGCCATCCATTTCTTAAACGCCCACCTTCATGGGGGTCTGGACCTATCCAGCTTAGGTTTGTTGTTGTAGACGTTGCTAAGGGTATTGAGCAGATTATTTTGCCTAAAATGAAGAGGTGGATACCACGCTCATATCTGAAGGATGGTGATTGGTCTAAGAGTTGGGATGCAACCAACTACATTCTGACGTTCGATAACGGGTCAACGATTGATTTTGTTACCTGGGGTATGGACATGATGAAACTGGGTGGGGTTCCTCGTCACGGGATTTTCTTTGACGAGGAGCCTCCTCAGAACATTTTTAATGAGTCGATGATGCGTCTGATTGACTACAACGGTTTTTGGGTGATTGCGGCTACCCCAACTAAGGGTATGGGTTGGACGTTTGATTTGTTGTGGGAGCCTGCTCAGGAGGGCAAGGTTGATTGGATTGACACGTTTACTTTGTCGGCTGAGCAGAACCCGTACATTCAGGCGGATTCGGCTGACATGGATTTTTATATGGTGGGTATGAATAAGGAAGAGAGGGATATTCGTGAAAAAGGTAGCTTTGTTGCTCGCAGTGGTTTGGTGTTTCCTGATTTTAATCAAAATCTTGAACAGTATCTTGTAGATTTTGGTCCGGGGGACATCCCGAAAGGTTGGGCTATTTATGCATCTGTCGATCATGGGTTGAATAACCCGACGGCGTGGTTGTGGCACGCAGTGTCACCTAGCGGGGATATTGTGACTTTTGCGGAGCATTACCAGTCAAACATGATTGTGTCGGAACACGCGCAACTTGTGAAGCAACGGGAGTTGTCCTGGGGCCGTAAACCTGACTCTATAGAGCGTATGGGCGACCCTGCGATGCGTCAACGGTCTGGGATAACCGGAACATCCATTATTCAGGAATATGCCCTCCACGGGCTTTACGTGAACGTTGAGGGCATACCCCACGATGTGATGGTTGGTATTGAAAAAATGCAAGCCTATTTCAGGTTGCGTGACGACACCCGTTGGGGCAAAAACCGACCTAAGTGGGTTATTTCTCGTAACTGCCCAAACTTTATTCGTGAGATGAAGAAACTACGTTGGGGTTCTTACAGTTCCGACAAGATGGCATATGAGATGAATAAGCAAGAAGTTGTCCACAAAAAGGATGATCACGCTTTCGACAGTGCCCGCTATTTTGCTACAACTCGACCCGATTTGAAACCTTTTGTTGAGGCAAAAGGTGACGAAGACCCTCCGACTACGCTAAGATACGAGGACTTGCTTTTAAAAATGCGAGAAGACCCCAACGTCGAATTCGCAGAAGACAAAGCAGACAGTAACGGAACTACCGTTATTGCAGGATATGGAGATTACTACTAATGAGCAGATTCTTCCTGACCGACGCCCCCGCACTACAACCAGGCGTCTGCTGGATCACTAAAACAGGTAAAGGACCATTCGTAGACACAGGAATTGACTTGTCTAAGAATGTTGTAGACCGTGGACGCATGTATCTGTCGGTAGACGTAATTAGAGAAATGGCTCAGTTGGCTGGGCTATTTGACGAAAAGACACCCGTTTCTGTCGAACTACACGAAAAAGAAATATATGACAGAGGCTACAACGACGCAATTAAGGAGATTAACTCGGATGCTATCAACCATTTTGTTAGCCACGTTAGTAGGAACACTATTGGCGTTGCTGGTGCTGCAGCACTGGTGGAACCAGCAAGCGCTCACACAGCTGCTGGAGCAGCAGTCGCAGGTGTTGAAGACGCAACAGCAGGAACACCAGAAGTCGATAAAGACATTGACGGAGTTGAACGCAAAAGCGCAAGCACTGGTGGCGTCAAGCGACCCGCTAGTGTATCAACAAATTCAAGCGATGAATCAAACTTTAGATTATAGTGGTTACCAGGACTATGACCCTTCCGACGAGGCTGAATCTGAGAGAATTGCCACTAGGAACCCCAACCTTGCAGCAGGAGACGATTTAGATGGCCGAGATGCCCGACAGCTATTCGCAGAACTCACCGGGGTTGACCCAGAATTCTACGGTAATTAAATTACCTGAAGACGGGTTAAACATTGAGAAGTATCGTGAAAGCGAGGAAGCACGCAAGCTAGTTGCTTGGGTACAGTCTGAATGGACCAAAGCTAAAACTGCTCGTAGCCAAAAGCAGTTGCAATGGTTCCACAACATGTCAATGTTTTACGGGCATCACTGGGTTGAGCAGACTCGTGGTAACTTCCCTGAAGATTATCGAGACAAACTGTTTACGCCTCGTAAACCGTATTATCACCAACGCAAAACCATTAACCGTATTCGGTCTTATGTGCGGTGGGAAATGTCGAAAATGCTTTCGTCGTTCCCCACCGCTCAGGCCATCCCCGCTTCCAGTGAGGACCAGGACCAACGAGCTGCTTTTGCTGCGGAACAAGCATGG